ACGACCACGGAGCAGAACAACTCAACTATTAACATAAAAACATAAATACAACAATAGTAATTTAACATGGAAAATAACATGAACTTACAAGAAAGCATCAGAAATGATTTAAACAAAATTAACGAAGAGAACGTGTCAGCGAATGACATGCTCCAAAAAACTTCCGATATACTAAGCACATTGGTATTCCCACTAGAGGAGGAAATTGGTTATATGAAAGCGCATGGTTGGGACAAGGCACCTGCTGGTTCAATCGGGCACGAAAGATGGGTATTATCAAATAGAATATATTCTACACTTAATGTCGGACCAGGAAACGCATTGGCGTACACAGACGACAACGCGGATGAGTTTACGAATTTCATTAATAATAACTCAGGTAATGACACAAGACGAGTTAGCAACATGGAAACAACAGTCAGTTGACCATAGAGCAGAGCAGATGAACTATTGATAAATACACTAACTATATAACATTACGCATTAACTATGAATTTACAAGAAAGTATCAGAAACGATTTAAATAAAATTGCCGAAGTGGAAGACTCTAATGTGGAGAGGTATTATGCTGTATATGTATTTGGTGAACTAGTAAGTGACACCTTTGGTCACCTAACCAAAGATGAAGCGATGGAGTTGGTGGATGAATACGAACTTGAGGGTTATGATTTGCAGGATATTGATATGCGTGAAGTAGAAGTTGAATGAGAGAGTTAATGAAACCAAACTAACAAACCTTTAGCATAAATATATGATAAACATTAAGAGTTTGTCATATGCCAACGTTAACTGAACTAAAACAAGATATATTTGATTACACTGCCCTTCGCTTAGGTGAAGGCATAATCGATTTAGAATTAGACCCATCACATTACGAAATTGCATACAAAAATGCATTAGGCACATATAGACAACGCGCACAAAACGCTACTGAAGAAAGTTATACTTGGGTAGAGTTACAAGCAGGCGTTAACGAATACACACTTCCTGAGGGTATTACGCACGTAAGGCAAGTATTTAGACGTACAATGGGAAGTTCAAACGGGTCATCTTCTACGAGTTTCGACCCCTTTAGTTCAGCAACACTGAACGTTTATCTCCTTAATTTCACACATACAGGCGGGTTAGCAACGTACGAACTCTACACTGAGTACGTAGAAATGGCGGCTAGAATGTTTGGTGCGTACATGAATTACACGTACGAGCCAGTATCTCGTAAACTGCGCTTAATTAGAAACCCAAAAGGCGACGGAGAGGTAATTTTGCTTTGGACGTACAACAACAAGTTAGAAACTACATTGTTGCAGGATTTCCAAACAAGTCAGTGGATTAGAGAATACACGTACAGTTCAGCAAAACAAATCATGGGCGAAGCACGTGAGAAGTTTGCTAGTATTAGTGGACCGCAAGGCGGAACAGCATTGAATGGTTCGCAACTTAAAGCAGAAGCAACTGCTGAAATGATGCAGTTGATTGAAGACTTGAAGAACTTTACAGATGGCTCACAACCATTGTACTGGGTAATCGGATAATGAAAATTAATGAAATAACAGAAGGTATTAACGAGCACCGTATGGTGTGGAAAAGTACCAAGAAAGGACCCAAGTTAGCATGGCGTTGTACTTCAGGATTCAGAGCAAACCGAACTGTACCCGATGCTAGAGATTGTGGCAAGCCATTGGACTACGCACAACGTGCAAGAATGAAGATAACCCGTGCTAGAACATCAAAAGCACAAGCACGTAAATCAAAAAAAACCAAAAAGATAAATCCTATATCTAAACTTATTCGTAAAATGAATAAAGCAACAGCACCAAGAAAAATAAAAAAGAAGAAGAAAAGATAAACTAAAAACAATAGTTCGGTAATTTCAAATAGCATAGCATATCATATAAGTTCAATGTATAATTGTACTAATGGATTTGATGCTTGACATAGAAACACTCAGTACTGAACAAAACGCTATTATTTTAAATATTGGTGCAATTGGGTTTGACCCATTTTCAGATAACATATACACACAACATACATTCTATTCTAGAATAGATGTGGAATCACAACCAACTCGTCACGAAAGTGAACAAACGTTGAAGTGGTGGTCAAAACAACATAAAAATGCACAGGAAGAAGCATTTGGTGAGGATAATCGCATCCCATTAAATATTGCGTTAGGTGAATTATCTAAACTTGTTAGAAAATCAAAACATGTATGGTCACAGGGTGTTGGATTTGATATTCCTATTTTGGAAAATGCTTATAAGGATTATGGGTATTCACACCCGTGGCAATTTTGGAATATATTAGATTGTAGAACTATGATTAAAATGAATCCAACGAAAAAATTAGGAAATAGTCACCATGCGTTGGAAGACTGTATAAATCAGATTAATATATTACAAGATACAATTAGAAGACTGAATATAACACATATAGGTTAGTAATCGGCAATCAGGTCGCCTTGTGGCCATTTTTGCGTATGTTGCAATTCAAGTGAGCAATTTAAACACACAGTTTTCAAGTTCATAACCATCATTGGATTATTATTAATAACATATACATCTAACTGCTCTGGGTAAGGCGCGATGAACCCACATTTCTCACAGGTCGTCTTCTTCATATAACCTTTAAAGTTTTTATTCTTAGAAGACGATTTTTTCTTTGAGCAAGTACTACATATAGAACGATAATGAGTAATGCCATCCTTTTTATAATTGATTGCGATAGGTCTTTTACCACAACTACAAATTGTTCGTTCTTTCTGTCCTTCTGATTTTCTAGCCATATCAAAGATACCTTTGTAATGATAATTTTATTTATTATGTTAATTAATTAGCATAATAAAAGATTACAAAGGTTTAAAAGGTACTTACAAACACTCTAATATCACAAAATCAAATAAATAGTTTTAATAATAATTTATAGATTAGGGAGTAAAGTGTCAGCAGAATTTTATACAATATACAAAACTATAAATTTAGTTAATGGCAAATACTATTACGGCAAACATCAAACTACTAATGTAAACGATGATTACTTAGGGAGTGGGTTGTTAATTGGTCGCGCTATAAAAAAATACGGAATTGACAATTTTAAAAAGACGGTACTATATATTTTTGATAATGAACAAGATATGAATAATAAAGAAAGTGAACTTATCACCGAGGGAGTAGTATGTGATTCCAATAATTATAATATTGCTCTTGGTGGACAGGGCGGTAATTTAGGAACAATTGTCAATAAAAAAATTGGCATAAAAATGTCCCAAATTTTATCAGGAGTTCCTAAAACAGTAGAGCATAAGAAAGCATTAAGTATTTCAATGAAAGGAATAAAGCAAGACCCTAATGTAGTTTCACAACGTGTTGCAACTTGGAAGGAAAATATAGACAAATTGACTCAAGTAGAACGCAATGAGCGTTTTGGGTTAAAAGGTAACAGGAATGGGTTCTATGGCAAAGAACATACAGAAGAAACTAAACAAAAAATAAGAGATACTATAGGTGATAGCAGAAAAGGTAGCAATAACGGCAATGCTACAACAATTGCACTATACGGTATCACCTACAAAACACATAAGGAATGTATGGAATCACTTAATTTAACAAAAAGACAACTTAAACAAATCAAATTAGAACTTAACAAAGGAGGTTTATAATGGCCCTTATTAGTCCAGGTGTAGAAGTAACCATCGTAGATGAGAGTGCATATCCTGCATCATCAACTGCAACCGTACCATACATTTTAATAGCAACCGCTGAAAATAAAATCAATGGAGCAGGAACAGGTTCTGCACCAGGCACTTTAGCGAAAGCAATCGGAAACACATATTTAATCTCAAGTCAACGTGAGTTAGTTAGCACGTTCGGCAACCCATTCTTTTATAAGACATCGGGTGGAACACCAATTCATGGATATGAATTAAACGAGTACGGATTGCAAACAGCATATTCAGTTCTTGGTGCGAGTAATAGAGCATATGTTCAGCGTGCTGATATTGATTTAGCACAATTGACCCCAACTACTGTACGACCTGCGGGAAATCCGACAAATGGTACTTATTGGTTGGATACTACTGATACACAGTGGGGTATTTTTGAATGGAATTCAACTACTGAAGCATTCACTAATAAAGTACCAACTGTTATTACTTCAACTGCGGATTTAGTTGGTGCAGTTGTTGGTGGTAAACCTTTGTCGAGTATTGGTTCTATTGGTGATTATGCAGTAGTTGCAATTAATGCAAGTTCTCCTGTGTATTACAAGAATAGAAATAACACATGGGTTCAAGTAGGCGACAACAGTAATACATCAAATACAGCAGACTTGGATTGGTATGATAGTCATCCTTGTGTAACAAGTGCGGTTGAAAGCACGTTAACTATTGCTAACGCTACAACTATTGTTATTAACGGTACTACTTGTACTACTGCAGGCACTGCGTTAAGTGACGTGGTTACAGCAATTAACGGTGCATCTATCACAGGGATTACCGCACAGGTAGTTAGTAATAAATTAGAGATTTATGCTAGTCCAAATTCCTCTACTACTTCTGTTACAGCAGGCGCATTTGTTGTAGGAAGAGAGTATGTGATTGCTACTGTGGGCACTACTGATTTCACATTAATTGGCGCTAACAGCAATACAGTAGGTGAGACATTTATCGCTCATGGTGTTGGAACAGGAACAGGAACATGTAACGACCGAGTTATGGTTATTGTAGATAATACAGGTGCAAATATGGGTGGAACACACCCTACGTTGACATTGAGAACTAGTTCACATATACAGAATCCATCTTGGAGAGCAACTGACTTTAGTGGTGCTACGGTAGGACGTCCTAATGGTTCCGTATGGGTTAAAACAACTAACGTTAATTTGGGTGCTAATCTTGTAATTAAGAAATACAGCACAGCAACAGCATCATGGGTTTCACAAACAACCCCATTATACGAAGATGATGCAACTGCAAATAAAACATTGGATGCAACTGCAGGTGGAAGTACAATATCAAAAGGTTCAACTTATGCAACATATGACGTAAGCGATAACGATACAGCAACTAGTAAAGTAATGGTACGTAGTGGAACAGGCGCTACTGAAATTACAGGTTCATTAACCACACCAGCATTTGTTATTGGTGAAACATTTACGATTAGTTCAAGCGACAAAGGCTCAAATAACATGACGACTCCTGTTACAGTAACAATGACAGGTACTACAGCAACGACATTTGTGTCTGATTTAACAGCAGTGGCTCCTGCCAATGTAACAGCGGCTGTAATTACTACAGGCGCTATTAAAATTACACATACACAAGGTGGAGTAATTGAAGTTAAAGATACAAGTGGTACACCAATTACAGATGCAGGAATTACAGCAACATTAAGTAATGTTCGCGCAGGTAATGATACTAACTTAGTTCTTAGTAATTGGGAAGTTCTTGCTACTAAGACCGGATTTAGTGCAAGTAGTATTGCCCCTGGTCAAGACCCATCGGAGGGTACTAAATGGTACTACAGTACAATTGATGAGTACGATTTAATGATTCATGACGGCGCTGGATGGAAAGGTTATCAAAACGTAGCAAACGATGTACGTGGTTTTGATTTAACTGCCACTAGTCCAAATGGTCCAATTGTTTCTGTAACTGCACCAACCCAACAAAGTGATGAGAGTGCGTTAGTACATGGTGATATTTGGATTGACACAAGTAGTTTAGAAGAGTTTCCATTGATACATAGATGGCAGACAGTTAATTCTGTGGAACAATGGGTTTCATTGGATACCTCAGACCAATCAACTGAGAATGGTGTACTATTTGCAGATGCTAGATGGGCAACAAATGGCACGACAGATGTGATTAGTGATGCTATTCCAACTATCAAGAGTATGCTTACAAGTGATTACTTAGACTTAGATGCACCTGAGAGTAGTTTATACCCAACGGGAACGATTCTTTGGAACACAAGACGTAGTGGTTACACAGTTAAAGAATTTAAATTAAATTACTTCAACGCGTTATCATTTACTGGTTCTTTACCGACGGAAAAGAATGCATGGGTTAATGCTTCTGGTCTTAAAGACAATGGTGAAGCAAACATGGGTAGATTAGCACAGCGTTCTATTGTTGTTAAAGCAATGAAAGCGGCAATTGATACCAATACTGATATTCGTGAAGAGCAACGTGTGTTTAACTTATTGGCAACTCCTGGTTACCCTGAGTTAATGGTTAATATGGTAGCACTTAACAACGAACGTAACAATACAGGGTTTATTGTTGGAGATTCTCCATTAAGACTTAATGAGTCAGGTACGGAACTTATTAATTGGGCAACTAATAATAGTGGTACTGGACTTGCAACAGGTGATGGTCTAAATGTTAATGATAACTACTTAGGTGTTTTCTACCCAAGTGGTAAGACAACTGACCTAAGTGGAACTACAATTGTAGTACCACCAAGTTATGCAATGTTAAGAACTATCATCAGAAGTGATGACCAATCTTACCCTTGGTTAGCACCTGCAGGTACTAGACGTGGTAACGTTGATAACCTTAGTGCTATTGGTTACTTGGATTCAGAAGGTGAATTTGCTCAAACAGCAGTTCGTCAAGGTTCAAGAGATACATTGTACGAGAATAATGTTAATCCACTAACTTTCATTCCTGGAACAGGTCTTGTTAACTACGGTAACAAAACAACTAAATCAGGCACAGCGTTAGATAGAATTAACGTTGCTCGTTTAGTTGCTTACATCCGAAGTCAAGTTGATTCAGTTGCTAAGATGTTCTTGTTTGAACCTAATGACAAGTTGACTCGTGATGAACTTAAAGGTTCTATTGAGAAGATTATGAATGACCTTATCGCTAAGCGTGGGTTATATGACTACTTGGTAGTATGTGATGAAAGTAACAACACTCCTGGTAGAATTGACAGAAGTGAGTTATATGTTGATATCGCTATTGAGCCTGTTAAGGCTGTTGAATTTATTTTTATCCCTGTTCGTATCAAGAACACTGGTGAGATTAGCAACGGTTCGTAAGACTTAAATAGTTAAAATCTAAAAAGCACCCCGAAGGGTGCTTTTTTAATGGGAGAACCAATCGGATATTGATGGTTTGTTGATTCTCTCTGTTGCTAATTCAAAGTATTCTTTGTTTAATTCAATCCCTACAAATTTACGATTTAATTCTTTGGCAATAATTCCAGTTGTTCCTGAACCCATAAACATGTCACCAACTGTATCACCAACTTTCGTTGTCAACTTGATAAAAAACTCAGGTAGATAACTAGGATATACTGCGGGGTGTTCTATATTTAAGTTGGATGAACTTCCTGTAATTACATTAGATGGTCTAACCATGTCGGTCGAAATGCGCTTACTCATATTCATACCACTACCATTAGTGGAAAGATTCCTTCCGATGTTGTTCCTCTTTTTCTCTTGTTCTAAATTCTTTGACGTCGATTTGATTAAACACTCATTTGGGAAGAACTTATAATCATTTGTTTTGGTGAAGTGATATATTCTCTCCCAACCATCCTTGAGTCTCTTCTTACTTCCTGTTGGGAATGGATTGGTTTTATTCCATATAAATTCATCAACGAACCTAAATCCCAATTCCTCTACCATGTGTATTACTAATTTATACACGTATAAATCCCGTTGTCCTTTGTGACAATGCTCTTTGATATTGAAGAAGAAACTACCATCAGATGCCATTGTTCGTTTTATCTCAGATAGCATTGGTGAAATCCATGAGATGTAATCCCCAGACTCTGCACCACCGTAATCTCTCTGTTTGGCATATGGTGGTGATGTTATCCATGTATTGACTGAATCATTGGTTAGTGTTTTTAAAACATCTAAACTATCACCATTGTATAAATCAACCAAACCAATCTCCAATCGCATTTTCCTCTTCGTACTTCACTATATTGCCATCAGCATCTATTTCATTCATTCTAGCGTTTGGTTCAGATGAACATTTGGGACATACGTACGTCTTCTTAAATCGATTATCAGTGACTGTGCATTTACCATTGCAACATGAGTACACCGATGTTTTATCAAGGCTTGGGGACTCATCAACGACATCCAATAAACATTTTAAATTCTTATCTAGTATATAGCAGTACCTGTGCTTTCTAGTTCTTGCAATCCACGCACCGTGTGTGTTTTTTGTTTCACCACGTGGATTCACCTTACCATCCGATGCTCTGAAGAAATCACTTTTAGGGGTTGATAGTCCATAATAGATGAAATTACATACTTGGTATATAGAACCAACGTGTCTACTATCATCTGCTAATGTTATTACTGCTCGTATATTATGGTTACGCTTCAATAACTTCATGCTATTGCCTAAAAGGAATGATGTTGCATTAGTACCATTTAACTCAGGTAATAAGCACAAGCGACTTAATTCAAGCACACTCGTGTCGGTATTATCTAAACCGAACCAACCCTTTAAAGCAACATTACCTTGTGGACTTGAAAAGGTAGCGACACCAACCAATTCCATATCGTAGAATAATCCATACGAAAACATAGCAAAGAACTTTGCCTTTCCTAAGTAGTGATATTCAGATATAAAGTTGTACGCAATTGATTTTGATATTTCTCTAATCTTGAATATCTGTTTTGCTTTTATTTCTCTATTTTTAAACGAATCAAAGTCT